AAATCGCAGCTATAGACTCTCAAATATCCTCAACTATAGTCGAAAAAGGAGAGAAATCTAAAAAATTATCTGAAATCTCGTCTGATTTAGGGAAGATTTTGGCGGAAGACACAACTAAGAAAAATTCTGTAGATATGTCTACATTCGATATGTCTTTAGCATTTCTACCTGATATTTTGTCGCCTCCCCTCTTTTGGCTTATTGTTGGGATTTTTTCAGGTAATCTACTGATTTTTAAGAAAATGCACACGACTAGTACACCGAGTGAACAGCGTATGTTGAGCATTTTAGATCATGTACAGGACAAAACGAAGGACAAAAAAGATGTACTTAAGGGGATGAAAGTCTCTGCTAGAAAGGAACTATTAAAAAATGACTTAGCTAATAGCGATGTTATAACAGACCCTAACGGGAGGTTAGTTTTTACAGAAATTGGGAAAGCTTATAAATTAGATCGTAGGACTGTTGGAAATATTGTAGAAACTAGCTATAAAGAAGGTAATAAGTATCTAAAGTACACTATTGTCGGTACTACGGCATCCTATTACTTAACAAAAACTCCATACGAAGGACTAAAAGAATCTTGCAAAAAAGGATTGACCCTTGTAAAATAGATTTGCATTGAGTTTCCTTTGTTGATTGGCAAATAGTAATATAAAATAAAGTTCTTCCTCCTCTTTAGAAATGCTCCAAGCCCGTTTTATAGCGGGCTTTTTTGTAGGTAAAATATGTTAATAGAGTTAAATGATCCCCCAGAATTACTAGTATTAGCTGAGATTATTGGAGTTCCACCTACAGCAATTTCCCAATTGCGTCGAGAAGGAAAACTTCCTGCTGATACAAAAGCACCTTTAATTTTGCAGCTCAAGCATTATATAAATTGGCTTAAAGCCCGTGCGAATGGGCGCAATGCAGAAGCGGATGAAAAGTTGCTAATTGCCAAAACCGAAAACTTAAAAGCCAATACACAATTACAAGTAGTTAAAACGCTTGCAGCTAGGGATGAATTAATAGACCCTAAAATATTGTCAATACTGTTTCAATCGGGTGTTTTACAATTGCGGAATACCTTTCTAGCTATTGGTGAAAAGTACCCTGTTGTGGACGCAGAACTTAGGCAAGCAATGGAACAATTTGCTGATTATGCTTTAAATCTATTGGCGGCAAATAAAGGCAAATATGCAACTATATTAGATGATTTTGAGAAAGAGGATGATACTTATGGAGAGCCAGAAGAAGAACAGCCTTAAATTAGATAATAGAGATTTATTACATGGGGGGTATCCGGAATCCTTTTTTATACTTGATGCTTTTTCAATAATTCGACCCCCAGAAAATATATCTAGTTCCGAGTGGAGTAGGAAGTATAGATATTTAAGCCCCGAAGCTTCCGCAAATCATGGGAAATTCGACCCATACCTTACCCCGTATTTTATAGGCTATTATACAGTATTAGATATGGTGGGCAAAATTGTAGTTGTTGCTATGAAATCTGCCCAAATTGGTTTTACGGAAGTCTTAAACAATATCTTAGGTCGACGTATACACCAAAGTCTAGGTTCAGCATTAATTTTATTCCCAAATAAAAGCAAAGCTTATGACTTTGCTAGGGAAAAATTTAAACCAATGGTAGAGGCTACCCCCTGTTTACGGGAAATAATGTCGGGAAAATTATCTTTAGATAGGCAAACATGGCATTTTGTGCGGTTTAAGGGCGGTTTTATAAAATTTTTAACAGGTGCGAGTATATCAGCCTATAAATCAACTTCAAGCCCTGCTTTATTTGTGGAAGAACCAGACGATATAAAAAATAATGTTAGTGGGCAAGGCAGCGGGATTGAAGTATTTTCACAAAGAAGTAAAACATACAATAATAGTATTTTAAGTTATGGGGGAACTCCTACAATATCCGGAAGTTCTAATGTAGAAGACGCTTACTTAGCCTCAAACCAAATGCAATATTTAGTTCCTTGCCATAAATGCGGGGAATTTCACGCCCTAAGTTTCGATAATTTAAAAACACCAAAATTTGAGAATAATTATTTAGACCCCCTATATGGCGATAATGATATAAAAAATGCTTTCTATGAGTGCCCTTTTTGCAAAGAGAAATGGACATTTGAGCAGAAAAATTTAAATGTTAAGGAGGCGGTAAATCATAATTTTTATGGTTGGGTAGCGCAACGTCCAGAAATTCCAGTTTACGGCTTCCATTTTAATGAATTATTATCTCCTTTTGCAGGCTCTATTTTTTCCGACCTCGAAAAATCAAGACTAGATGCTGAAATAGCTTTAGCTGAGGGGAAAGAGGGAAAAATGATTGCTTATGTAAATAATAGGCAAGGATTGGCTTATAAACAAGCCGCTGATACTCAATCTCCAACTTATTTAAAAGAATATGCTATGCCATATCCATCTGGTGTAGTTCCTCAAGGCGGTATTATATGCACTGCTGAAATAGATGTGCAGCATGATAGATTTTCCGTAACAATTCACGCTCATGGGAGGTTTGGAAATATTTATTTAGTTTCTTGGGAAGAATTATATGGAAATGTTAAAGACGCTTCTAGTCCTGTATGGGAAACTTTATATAAATACTTATCTTCCCCGATTCCATATTTGACAAAAGAGTCTGATATAAAAATTCCGATAGTTAATATTAGAATGGATGTTGGGGATGGAACAATGTCTAGTGTTCTATATGAGAATATAGTTAGATTCTATAATAAGAAACCTTCTGTAGCTATTTTCCCGACAAAGGGTTGGAATGAATCCACACCTACCCATGAGATTTACGAACCCCCCAAAAAAGGCGGTAAAGGCGATTCCGTGGCAAGCCGATATGGGCTTACTGTTTACCTTGTGGGCACACAGAAAGGCAAAGGGGAGCTTATGCGGCGGCTTTCTTTGCCCTCCACGGCGATGAAAGATCGTTATTATTACCCGTCGGACGTAAGGGATGATTTTTATTCCCAAATGCTGTCTAATGTATTGATAAAGCGAGGCACACGCCCCCCTATTTTTAGGAAACAAGAAGGTGCTAGGGATGAGGCTTTAGATTGTGCTGTATTAGCACTACACGCTAGACAAGCATTAAATCTACACGTTTGGGGGGAAGATCAATGGAAAAGAGCAGAGGAGAGTTTTTTATCTTCTGAGAGAAAGCCACAAAAATTACTTTCCCCTATAAAGGAATAAATATGGATACTGTAGAACCTACTAGATTAGATACTATAAATTTAGAATTAACTGCACTAAAAGAGGCTAAGAATACTTTAATTGCTGGAAAGAGCCTAACACAAGTATCTTTAGGTAGTAATGATTTTCAACGAATTTATAAATACCAAAAATTAACATTGGCGGAAATAAATTCAGAAATTTTAAAATTAGAGTTAGAAAAGCAAAGGCTTGTTGAAGGCACAAATTTAATCTTTAGGTCAGCCTGCCTACCATTAAGAGTATGCACAAATGAATCATGATTTATCATCTGTAGTTGGGGCTTTATCTGGCGATTTGCAGAGTAAATATAATTTATCCTCTAAATATTTAGTATCAAAAAGTCGTAGATTAGTCTCAACAAACCCCATAGCCTCCACTGCCTCAAAACGGTGGGTTTCTTCTATGGTGGGGAATGGAATAAAAGTATTATGGGGAAATAAAAAAGTTCAGGCTGCTTGGGATATATGGGCAAAATCTCCTAATGCTGATGGGTATGGAGATTTATTGGCTTTCCAAACTTTAGCTAGTAAATTATTATTTGAAGATGGGGAAGCTTTTATAAAATTTGCCTACAATGGGGAGGTGACAAAACAAAATCCACTTCCACTAAGACTTCAGATTGTAGATGGAAGTATGTTGGCAGATTCGGGCAGTTTTACATTATCTGAAAATTTATATAGTATAGGCGGAATAACATTTGATTATTATATGAAGCCAATTTCATATAGTTTTTATAAATCTAATATTTTTGGCTTATATTCAACTCCAACAGACATTCCTGCTTCGGAAGTAATCCATCTATTTAAAAAAGAGTATTCTGGGCAAGTACGGGGCATTCCATATTTAGCCCCTGTAATGGTTATTATAGATCATTTAAATGAGTTATTTTTGGCGACATTAGAGCGGCAGAAAAGTTCCCAAGCATTGTCTTATATTGTTCGTAGACAAGGGGCTGACCCTTTCCCATTTTTGGGGGATAATGCCCATCAAGAA